TCATCTTGTCACGGATCATGTCTTTACGGCTTTGTGGCTTGGCAGTCTTAGCAGCATCTTTAAAGTCTTGTGCGCTGGGTCTGCCTTCTGCACCCTTTTTAGCCATCTTTTCGCCTGATCCCGCTTTGATGCGTTCCCGTTTAGCGTGAATATTTGCGTATAGTCCTTGTTTCATTAGCATTTCCACCTTGCTCTAGCTGCTTTGCCCCGTTCCCCAGTCCAACCTGCCGACCTAGCACAGAAACTATCGTGCCTTGGCCCACTAGATTGAGGTGCTTGTAAATTTGCGTTGTTCTTGGCGTTGTATGCTTTGCGCCCTGCTGCGGTCATACCTGCGCCTTCTTCTACTGATTGGTAATGACGGCCTTTGCCCTTAGTTGTCTTGGCAATAGGCTTATCGTGCTTTTCTACTGCGGCACGAATGTCATCCCTTCTACTCATGCTTTTTCTTCAATATACTTAGCGTAAGCATCTTCTAGCTTGGCTTTGCGATCACCTTTGGCGTTTTCACGCTCAACGCTAAGTGCAATGGCTACGGCTTGTTTCTTTGGTTTGCCAGCTTTCATCTCGGCTTTGATGTTCTTACCGACTGCTTCGGCTGATCCTGATTTGATGAGCGGCATAAATATCCTTTTATTTCAAGAACTTAAGTTTATAAGTCGTGGTGTTGATAAGGTCTGCGATCTCATCAATAATGTTTTGTAATTCGCTGTCTTGCGGCAAGTCTTGACGGGCTTCTTCTACAAACTTTTGCAAGGATTCCATGTAGCGTACTGAATCTTTAGGCTGGTGGTACACGCTTGGAAAGCTAGTGAACTTGCCGTATTTGCCCATATAAGATTCGGCAAAAGTATCGGTCAAATCCACAATGCCGTCATAGTATTCGGCAAGTGCGCTGTGCTTAGAAAAACTGTCAGTAGACCAATGAAAGAAATGCGTATTGGTCGCAGAATGTAGTAATGTAGCTACAAATAATGCACAGTTTTCCATGTAAAAGCTCCTTTTGCTTTATTTTATAACACTTTTTGGATAATTCCTAACGCTCTTATAGCGGCATCCACACTATCCACACGACTTACAGCACCGCCCTTCCACTTGCTCATAAAGTCTAATTGGTCGGGTGTAAACTTAGCTTTGGCATCCTTTTTTATTTCCATAAGCAAGGTTTCACCTTCATAACCTACCAATAAATCAGGGCAGCCGTGCTTCATTGCGGCTAACGATACAACCGTAGCCCCAGCATTCCTTAAAGCCTTTACAATTTCCTTGTGATTAGTGTCTACTCTTGCGTATGTCATTGATTATTCATGAGTTTCAGTTAGTATTGGGAAACTTTATCATAAAGGATGTATTGTGGCTAAAGCAAATGTAAAGAAAGATCAAGAATTTATTGCGCTTTGGAATAAATTAGGTAGTCCAACTTTAGTAGCTCAAGCAACTCGCACAAATCCAAGAAGCGTATCAAACAGGCGAAATAGCTTGGAAATTAGATATGGTATTAAATTGCCAACTCATAATTCATTGCGTGATCCAAAAAAAGAAAAACCAAAAAAAAGAGAACTAGCAGCGCACAATGTCCGCAGGGGCATTGATGTAGATAAAGTAAAACGAGTAATTGTATTTAGCGATGCTCACTTTACTGATACCACTACGACAGCGTTTAAAGCGTTGTTAGTAATGATTAAAGAGTTCAAGCCGCAGGTCATTATCTGTAATGGTGATGCGTTTGATGGGCAAATACTTAGTAGATTCCCTAGTATCAACTACGATAAAAAGCCCAATGTATTACAAGAATTAAACGCTTGCCGTTACCATTTAGACGAAATTGTTAAACATCGCCCAGCAGGGTGTGAATTGATATGGACTTTAGGTAATCACGATATGCGGTATGAATCGTGGTTAGTCAATAAAGTGCCTGAATATAGCGGTGTTGATGGGTTTAGCCTTAAATATCACTTTCCTGAATGGAAAACGTGCTGGTCTTACTGGATTGGTGAAGATACCATAGTTAAACATCGGCATCGTGGTGGTCGAAATGCAGGTTATAACAATTTGCTGGCAGCAGGAAACACAAACATTATTACTGGTCATACGCACGTTTTAGCCTGCCAACCCATTAGTAATTACCAAGGCACTTATTGGGGCGTACAGACTGGCTGCCTTGCTGATCCTATGTCACCTAGTTTTGAATATTGTGAAGATGGGCCTAAAGACTGGCGTAGCGGCTTTGTAATGCTTTCATTTGATCAAAGTCGTATGTTAATGCCTGAATTAATTATGGTAACGGATGAACAAAACGGTGAGTTTGAGTTTCGGGGTTGTATCAACAAAGTATGAAACTAACGCCTGAAATACTAAAAAATCTGTATTCATCTCTGTACTGCACTTACCCGTTTACCAAGTGGCCTATGCCTTTGCCTGATGAAATTGAGTTTATTGTTACGGCTGATCCTGAACTAATGGGTACTTACCTGCTAGATACAGGTGGCGACTATGAACATACAATCACCATATCTTCAGGTCGTTGCAGTCATTTTTATACCGTTTTGACTACGCTTGCCCATGAATGTATACACATGAGTTTTCATAAACAAAAAGGCGAAAAGTGGTCGCAGCATGGTCAGCCGTTTAGAACTCGTTGCAAAATGGTTGCAGCAGAACTAGGTTTTGATCCGCTAGAATTATAAATTGCGGTGGTAAGCGTCTTTAGGGTTGTTAAGCATTGACTTTATAAGTTCATCCATACTAAAAAAGTATTGAATAACTTTTATACCTTTATGGGTATAAATAGTAAAACTCATTTAGTAGCAATCAAGTAAGCCCCATAATTCGCAAAAGCATATCCAGCGTACATACAAGCCAGTCCAAAATCTCCTTTAAACAACTGCTCTCCAGCGATGTACACATAAATTAAGCCTGTAATAATTATTAGGTTTGCACTCATTTTATAAGTTCAAGTGTTTCTTCGAGTAATTGTTCTTCTGTAACTCCGTATTCCCTTTCAAAGCGTTTTCTACCCATTCCGTGAATACTGGTATTTGTTCCTCGATGGTGATAGGTACAGAGGCCGATAATAGGCGAGCGGCTTCGTATGCCACTTCGTCTAATGTGATGTATTTCGCACGGTGTTCCCTCATTGCCTTGTCTTTTGCACAAAATGCACCCCAATCTCGCCACTCGATCATAAAGTTGTTTATCTGCCTTAGTGACCATTTATGTGATCTACGGTCATCTGCTCTAACTTTTCTGCGGATTCAGCAATATCTACGCTGATCTCTAGCATTTGGGTTAAATCGTTGCGCCTTAGAGCATCATCGTACATCTTAGTAAGCAGTTTGAGAATAAGGAATTCTTCGGTAATTTTTAATTGTGTCATTTTAAGATTCTATCTTGGTTGCGGTTAGATACTTCTAAAGTTTGCCATGTAGAGTGTCGGAGGCGGGCTGCCTCCAATTCCCACTTGAGTTTTTCTGCATTTTCTGTAGCCGTGCCGATTGCTTTGCATAGGTCTTGGTATTCTTGACAAGCGTAGGCTTCACGCTCTTGCGCTCCTATTGTCTGTTCGCCTGACTTCTGCATCATTATGGCTTTAAGGCTGCTTTTAAAGGTTTCTAACTGGGCCAGTTCACCTTTAGCGGCTGCGTACTTACCAGCGTTCTCAAGAATAAAGTCTATACATTTATTGGGGTCTATCTCTCTCATTTTCCTAGTCTTTTCTTTATTAACATTTTCATGCGTTCTTGGTCTTTTTCTTGTGCAAGTAGCCGTACAACTTCATCCCAGCCCCGTCTTTTAGCTACGCCTATATACCAATCGACAAGGTAATCTTCATGCTTGTTCTTCAATTTGCTTTATCTTTTGGCTAATTCTTGCTCTCCATTGCTGCCAGCCCTCACCTGCATACGCTTGGCAACCAACTTCTTGCGCTTTAGCCTTCGTTAGTTCCTCGCTGGAATACCAAGGCAATTCGGGTTTTTTGATCTTTTTAACTTCCATGTCCAGTTCATCTTCCCAGCGGCCCTGATTAAGCCAAGTAGCAGGATGCGGTATATAGTCTTTTTCAGTCTGTTTTAGCTTCCAGTATTCCAAGTGCGTAGGAAGGGCTAAGAACGCATCTTCTTGTTCTTGACGGGTTAGCCTATCCCAAGACTTTTCAGCAGCCCTGCGCCCCTGTTTACGGGGATACAAAGCATAAAATTCAGCAAAGTTCATCGTGTTATTTCGTCAAAGTTATAAAACCATTCGTCTTTGGCTGACCATTTAGCATGGTTTTCAACGCTGTAGACTTCAGTTGGTATTTTAAAATCAGGGGTTTTTAGTTCGGCTGGCACAAGCGAAACATCGTACCAAAGGCAACGGTTATTAGGCTGGCAAGCAAATTGACCGTTATCTAGTTTTATAAAGTTGTACGACTTGTGTTCCTCAACACCCTCGCTAAAGGTTGTATCCAAACGATTACTGTCGGGATCGGCAAAGTCAATGGTGAACAAGTAGTTGCCAAAATGAAACTGCTTATCTTTACCAAAGTATTTAACCTTTATCCCACGCAGATTAGACTTTTCGATTACCGCCATATCGTATGACAGACAATCCCAAATCTGCAAATAATCCAGCGGCAGGGGTTCGGTTACTTCTTTCCATACATAAGCACTAATTGGCAGCTTATCGTACAGCGCACCGTAGTTAGTCAGCATGGATTCAATGCGAAAGGCTTGACCCTTTATAGCTTTGGCGGTCATCCATACGCACGGCTCTAGTTCTCCGTGACCCTTCTCATGGTTGTAAAGGTACTCTTTACGGACAAAACATTTAACGGGGGGTATGTTAGCTACTAAGAATGTCATAGTTTTGTCCAAATAAGAAACACAATAGTAAGAGCCAAAAGGCTGACAAATACCCCAACAGCAAGCACAAGGATTATGGTTTCTATCATATTGAAAGGGCGATCATTGCGCCAAGAATTGCACCAAGTATGCAAGCACCTAATAAATCTTTCATGTCTATCTCACCTTTAAAGGTAGCCCCCGTAGGGGCTGGTTAATTATTTGTTGATTGCTTTTAACAAAAACGCTTTTGCTTTGTGCAAATTCATTTGAATACAAAACATACTTGTAGGTTTTGGGCTAATTTCAACCGCACCGTGCATTACTTTGTATGTAGATTTGTTGCGTGTACCGCTTGGATGGCTAGTAATAACAATTGCGTAATCTGATTGAACGCCATCAATAAATGCTCTGAAATAACCTGTGTCTAATTTTTTAATTTCTACTTGCATTTGTTGCTCCTTTTTCTATCTCACTCGTTATTGAGTAACACCAGTTTATTAAGTTATCTTAACTATTGCAAGCACTAATTACTAAGTAGTTTCCCTAGTGTCGCTAATTTGCAACATCTCAGTACGCCACCAAAATTCACTTGCAATAAAAGCCTTTAAATCGGGGCGTGTTGTGTAGTTGTAGGTTTCAAGCAGATTGTGGTTATTCCACAAATCTAGGCTTGTAGGTAATGGGTTTTCTTGCCAAACTAGGTTTTCAAGCATTTCATTTCTCCATAGAACGACCAACCACCAGCGTGGGTTTTACACAAGTGATGTATGCCGTTTCAAGGCTGTCCAAGTCGGCTTGTACCGATTACTTGGGGGTATCGCAGGTGTCGACCCTCGCTTCTGTTCATTCTCCAACAGACCTCTACCCCATCTAGCTTTCTTATCTACACTCGCTTTTTGTGCAGTCAAGATTTATGCAAAGAAAAACCCCAATAGTCTTAGGTGGGGTATGTCCCTTGGCATGGGCAACTACAAACAATTCCTAGAAGCGGTTTCTCGCTAATTGTCTATAACTACACATACCCCGCCTAAAATTACTGGGGTTGTAACGCTTCTAGGTTTGTCTAAGATGCCAATCTCGACAGCACTAGTATACCAAACTATTCCAACTCAGGCCAAATTAACCTGTAATTTTTAGGAAAAAGGCTTTTACGGGTAATTAGTCCATGCGATTCTTTTTCTAATGTTGCAGCCAGCATCACCAGCTTATCCATTGGTATATCCCCGTTCTGCCACATAGATACGGCTGGGACAGATACCCCAACCATCTTGGACACACGGGTACATCCACCCAATAATTTGATAATTGCTGTTGCGTTCATGTAAGGTATCTTAACTTATGTGTATCTTTTTTGCAAATATTTGTTGACTTGTGATTTAAGGTATCTTAATATTGATGTACGGTATGTGCCGTGATAACTACCCAACAGGGTGAGAAAGACTAAAAATGAGTGATTATGACCAGCAGTTAGCAGACCAAGTTCAAACTGAATTTGAGTTAGATGAAGTATTTAAAGACTTGGAAGATGGTGTACTTCTTACCGAGCGTCAAATAGACCTACTACGCCATTGCTGTGGCTTTCCTGTAAAACACAAACCAAACCAAGTTCTTAAAGCCGTATTCGATGACTTTGGTACAACTTTTGGGGCAAACAAATGATTAATGCCTTTAATGTTCGCTGGCTTGAGCGTGACGAAACAAAAATTAAGTTTACAGACGAGTTTGAAAGCCAAAACTGGGTTTTGAAAGCTGACATTCTTAAAGATGCTATTAGCGACTTAACCGATAAATACGATCAAATTTTAAAGGATGAAAAATGATTATTACTGACACGCAACGAGATTTTAAGATTGCCCCTGCTGGGCTGCACATGGCACGGCTTTATTCCATCATTGATCTAGGTCATCAAGCTACAGAATGGGCTGGCGAAACCAAGATCATGCACAAGGTTGTGTTTACTTGGGAACTGCACGGTGACGATGACGCAGGACTTCCGCTAAAAACAGACGAGGGAAAGCCTTTAATCGTGTCCAAACGATATACCGTTAGTTTAGGCGATCAGGCTCGTTTACGGCAAGATTTAGAAAGCTGGTCAAATAAAAAGATGACTGCGGAAGATCGTAAGAACTTTGACCTTAAAGGCTTATTGGGTAAGTTTTGCATGGTAAACATTACGCATAGTGAAGATGGCAAGTACGCCAACATTAGCGGTATTAGCCCTGTTCCTAGCGCATTGCGTAACGCCCAGCCTGAAGGTATCAATCCGACTAATCACTTTTGGCTGGCTGAATTTGACCAAGCAAAGTACGATGCTCTGCCTAAGTATTACAAAGAAAAGATTACCGAATCATCAGAATGGCGTGGTCAGAAACAGCGTGAAGCTGCCGCACCAAAGATTGAAGATGACAACCTGAACGACATTCCGTTCTAATGTAAGAGGGGTGAAAGTACACGGTTTTTCCGCTTCGCATACGGAGTACAAGTAACCCCACAGATAAAGGTACAAAATGATAGTTAAAGAAAAGGCACAAGAAAATGGTCATTGGTACACCAAAGACGGCACTCCAGCCTATACAACCATCGGCAAGACTGGTGAACGGGCAACCACGCTTCGTGACGCACGGAAACTCGGACTTCTGCCAAGTGTTACAACAATTAACGGAATGTTATCGAAAGCAGGGCTTGATACATGGAAACAGCAACAAGTCCTGTTAGCCGCTTTAACGCTGCCTAGACTGCCTGATGAACCTGAAGCTGACTGGCTATCGCGGGTAATGCAAGATAGTAAGGCTACAGGCCGTGAAGCTGCGGAACGGGGTACGGCTATCCATGCGGTTATAGAGGCGTATTTTGATCAGGTTTATATGCCTGAAAAGCCACCGTACTTAGATGCGATTGATAGTACGCTTAAAAGTGCGTTTGGAGAGCAACTGTGGCTTCCTGAGAAGTCGTTTGGGCATCCGCTAGGGTTTGGTGGCAAATGCGATTTAATGGCTAAAAACGGCTTTGTAGTCGATTTCAAGACTAAAGATACTGACCTTGATAAAGTCGATGTTTACTTTGAGCATGAGATGCAACTGGCTGCATACCGTGAGGGCCTTGGCGTTCCAAATGCACGGTGCGCTATTGTGTTTGTAAACGGCACGACTAATCAGGTCAAACTAATAGAAGTGGAAGAACAAAAGCTACAAAATGGCTGGGAGTGCTTTCAACATCTATTACGGGTTTATCAAAT